ATGTATATGAGGTGTGGTCTACTATGAATAAAAGAGATGAGCCTGATATATGTCCTAAATGTCAACATAAAAGCCATAGGATTATAACAAGTAATGAAACAGGGTTTATTTTAAAAGGGAATAAATGGGCTAATGGTGAAGCAAGGAGAAGGTATGGGGATAATACAACCTATTAGAGGTGTAACTTTAAAAAGAAAAGAGGTATATAGCTTATATGTTATATAAGAACAAGCATTATATTGTTATAGTAACTAACGATGATGAAGGTGATAAAAGTAATAAAGGGATATATCATGTTATTAGTATAGCTACCAGTGTTATAGAATATAAAACATATATGATGCCAGAAGCTTTTCAAGTAGCAGATGACTTATCAGAAATGTTAAACGAATATGAACTAGGCAAGAGGATATTACATTGAGTAAAAGAAGAAATCATTTAAAGACATTAAGAAAAGGTGCTCATAAATATGCACATCAATTATTTAAAGAAGTCTTACCACAGGAGGAAATACAAAAGTTAAAAGGACATGAAGAACTTCCTAGAACTTATGAGAAAATTAATGAAGGTGGTACATTAAGAGTTAGTAAGAGATGTTATAAAGGTATTTATAAAAAAGTAAAGGAAGAATACTATGCCAACTATTAATACTTTATTGGAAGACATTAATCATTTTATTACAACTAAAGAAATAAGTGTTAATGATAAAGAGAAAGAAAGGATTATAAAAGAGACGATAAAAGATATTGAATATGCTTTGAGGGACTTCCTTTCTCCCAGAGAGAGTGATAAGAAACCTCATTTAAGAGCTTCTAATATTGGACATAATGATAGAAAGTTATATTATGATATGAATGGTGATAGTGAGGAAGAGAAACTTAGTCCTCAACTATTAACTACTTTCTTACAAGGACATATCTTAGAAGCAGTTATACTAATGTTTGTAGAGATGAGTGGTCATGAGGTAAGTAGTAAACAAGTAGAGGTAGAGTTGGAAGGTATTATAGGGCATATAGACTGTGTTATAGATAATACATTGATAGATATTAAAACTGCATCTCCTTATAGCTATGTAGAGAAGTTTGTAAAAGGAGGTATCTTAGAAGGGAAGGATGATTTTGGCTATGCTTTACAAGCTGACTTATATGCACAAGCTTTAGGGTTGGAAGAGAGAGGTTGGTTAGCCATGAATAAAGCTAGTGGTGCTATGACACTTCTTATTAATGATAGCTTTATCAATAATGCTAAAGAACAAGTTAAAGAGAAGAAAGAGCTAATAGCTAAGAAAGAATTACCTCCTCGTTGTTATAATGATAAAGAAGATGGTAAAGGAGGTAATAAAATATTAGAGAAAGGGTGTCAATGGTGTAGACATAAGTTCCATTGTTGGGAAAACTTGAGAGGTTTTAAATATTCAAATGGAGTTAAATGGTTTACACATGTAGAAAAAGAACCAAAGGTTGAAGAGATTTAACTAAAAAAGAAGGAGTAGTATGAATGAGAAAATGAAAAATAATTATACAAACTGGCAAGGTATAGGTACAGATTATAAGAATAATTTTGGTTTTGTATATAAAGTAAGTGACCCTATAAGCGGTCTCTTTTATATTGGTAGAAAGAATTATTGGGCTTATAAGACTGTTAAAAGTAGGCGACATAAGAGACCTGAGAATGATATAAATAATAAGTATTTTAAAGATAACTTTAAAGAGAGTGATTGGAAAACATATAAAACTAGTGCTAGGAATAAAGATTTTAAAAAACTAATAAAGGAGAAAGAAGATACATTAACTTGGGAAGTCTTAGTTAATTGTGGTACTAAAGGATTACTTAATTACTTAGAAAACTTTATTATTCTTAAGTCTTCAGACTTCTTACTAGATCCTTTATGTCAGAATGGACATGTAGGTAAGATATATAAACCAAGTATACTTATAAGAGAAACTCTTAAAGATAATTATATGGAGTTAGATAAATGAATATAGAAGAAGTGAGATGCTGGCGTTGTGGTGAAGATGGTAGTGAGGCTGAGATAGATCAATACGCAGGTTGTAATAGTTGTGGAGAAACAAAAACATTAATGACTTTTGATGAAGCTTGTGACTTATTAAATGAAAGCTACATTACAGGTATTAATATTTATGATATTATTAAAGAGAGAAGAAAGGGAGTATTTTATGACTAGAGAAGTAATAATTACATTGAGTGAAGATAGTGAAGGAGCTATAGATATTAATTTTGATTTAGGTAAAGATTTTGAGAGGAGTGAAAATAAGTCTGATATGATTTATACATTAGCTGCCTCACTTTTTAAATCTGTGGAAGATATGCTTAAGACTATGGAAGAGTGTATAGAGAAAGGTGATGAGTGTGTCAATGACTTATGAGACTTTAACTAAACCTAAGCCCAGTCCTTATGAACAAAATACTTATAGGGATATAGTTGATAAACCTGCACATTATAATCAAGGGACTATTGAGGTTATTGATTATATATTAGATCAACAATTACCTTATACTTTAGGTAATGCTATTAAATATATAAGTCGTTGTAGATTTAAAGGTAGTGAGAAAAGAGATTTGGAGAAAGCTATATGGTATTTAAATAAGTATAAGGAGACTATTAAAGATGAGTAAAGTACAAATGAAAACCCCTTGGGGTCCTACAGGATATATCACATATAAACGAACTTACTCTAGGGATTTACCCAATGGTAGATGTAAAGAAGAGTGGAGTGATACCGTAGATAGAGTTGTTGAAGCAACCAATACCCAACTTAATTGTAATTTTAATGATAAAGAGAAAGAAGATATTAGAGATATGATGCTCTCTCTTAAAGGTACTGTAGCTGGTAGATTCTTATGGCAATTAGGTACTAGAACAGTGGATCAATTAGGACTTCCTTCCTTACAGAATTGTGCCGCTGTAGTAATTAATGAACCTATCAGACCTTTTACTTGGACATTTGAGAAGCTTATGTTAGGTTGTGGGGTTGGCTTTAATATTCAAAGAGAGAATGTATATCAACTACCTAAGATTAAAAAGAAGATTGAAATCATTAGAGTAGCTGATAATGGTGCAGATTTTATTGTACCTGATTCTAGGGAAGGATGGGTTAAACTTTTAGGTAAAGTACTTAAAGCCTCCTTCTATACTGGTCAAGGGTTCTCATATAGTACTACTCTTATTAGAGCTAAAGGTTTACCTATTAAAGGTTTTGGAGGGACAGCTAGTGGTGGTGAGATCTTGGTGGAAGGTATAGAAAAGATTGTTACACTTCTTAACTCTAGGGTTACAAGAAAGCTAAGACCTATTGATGCTTTAGATATAATGAATATTATTGGTTCTATTGTAGTAGCTGGGAATGTAAGGCGTAGTGCTTTACTAGCTTTGGGAGATTATGATGACTTGGAATACTTGAGAGCTAAGAGATGGGACTTGTTTGATATACCTAATTGGAGAGCTATGAGTAATAACTCAGTAGTCTGTTCCAATACAGATGATCTACCTGAAGAGTTTTGGGAAGGTTATAAAGGTAATGGTGAGCCTTATGGACTTATTAACTTAAAAGCTAGTAGACGTATGGGTAGAACAGACGAAGTAGAATATCCCGATCCTGATGTAGAGATATATAATCCTTGTGCTGAACAATCTTTAGCCAATCATGAGACATGTTGTTTAGCTGAAGTATACTTACCTAATATAGAAAGTATGGCAGAGTTAATGAAAGTACTGAGATACTTGTATCGTATTAATAAACATTCTTTAGATCTTCCCGATGCTAGTAGTAAAGAAACAGAAGCTATTGTAAATGAGAATATGAGAATGGGTATAGGTGTTACAGGTTACTTACAATCTACTAAAGAACAACAAGGCTGGTTAGCTACGGCTTATACTTACTTAAGAGATTATGATAAGACATATAGCAAAGAGCATGGTTTTAATGAAAGTATTAAACTAACTACAGTAAAACCTAGTGGTACTTTAAGCCTCTTAGCAGGAGTAACTCCAGGAGCACATCCTGGTTATAGTCAGTATTTTATTAGACGTATATCTATGGATGCTGAATTAGACTTGGTAGATATTTGTAGAAGTAAAGGCTATCATATTGAGTATAAAAGGAACTTTGATGGTACTGAGGATCATACCACAGTCATTGTAAGTTTCCCTTCTTCCTATCCTAAAGGAGCTAAACTAGCTAAAGATATGACAGCTATTGATCAATTAGAAGTAATTAAAAGACTTCAAAAAGAATGGTCGGATAATAGTGTCAGTGTTACTATTTATTATAAGAAGGAAGAGTTAGATAGTATTAAAGAATGGTTAAGTATGAATTATGTAAATGTAAAATCTGTATCTTTCTTACTACATAGTGATCATGGTTTTGCCCAATCACCTTTTGAAGAAATTGATAAAAAGACTTATACTAAGTTAATGAAAACTGTACAACCTATTACAAATGTAGGTGAGTTAAATATGGAAGATTTAGATATTCAGGATTGTGAAGGAGGTGCATGTCCAGTGAGATAAAGAAATGTACTCAATGTAAGAAAGAAAAACATATAACAGAATTTAATTTAAAAGGAGATAAAAAGAAATGTAAAACTGGTAGACGTAGTTATTGTAAGGTCTGCTCAAAAGCTTATTGGTTAGCACATAAATTTAATATTACTTTAAAAGACTATGATAAAATGCTAAGTAATCAAAATAATAAATGTGGTATTTGTCAAACATCTTTTAATAGTATAGATAAAAGAACTGGCAACCAAAGAGCTTTTGCTGTAGATCATGACCATAAAAGTAATGAGATTAGGGGTTTATTATGTAGTAAATGTAATATAGGACTAGGTCTTTTAGGAGATACTTTAGAAGACTTACATAAAGCTGTGAAATATTTAGAAAGTAAATAGGAGAATATATGTATAATATAGTGTTAGATGTAAATTATAAGAACTTTATAGTTAAATGTAATGAGAAAATGGAAGAAGGTTGGGAACCTATTGGTGGGTTAAGTGTCTTCTCCAATGAGTTAGCTCAATCTTTTATTAAATCAAAAGCTTTTATTAAACCAAAAGAAGTGGTGGGGCTTAAGAAAGGTAGAGGTAGACCACCTAAAAATGTATGAGGTTATAGAATGTGATAAATGCCCTTATAACCCTTTAACTAAATGTTTAAAAGGATGTAAGATTTTAAAAAAGGAGAAAATAAAAGATAAAGACTTAATAAAAGAAGAGAAAATAAAAGATAAAGAGGATTAAAGATATGGATGTTAAAGTAGTAAAAGAAGAAGGATATGAAGAAGCCCTTTTAGGTCTGGGGCTTTCCTTTTATAAAGAGAGTGAAGACTTAGACCTATGGTGGGATGATAAGAAGTTAGATAAGATGAGGAAAGTAGCTAAGAAACTAAGCCAGAAAGGTCCCAGCCATAGTAAGTTTATTAGGTTATGTAATCTAACTATTCTTATTAAAGCTCCCAGATTCTTTTGGTCAGAGTTTGATACTTATAAGATAGGTACTACAGGTTTAAGTGCTTCAACTATGCATACATTGTTAAAAGAACCTTTAACTCAACAACATTTTGAGTATCCTTTATTAGGTACATATTTAGATTATTTAAATAGACTTATAAAAGAAGGTAACTTTAAGATAGAGTCAATGAAGAATGCGTTGCCAGAAGGCTATTTACAAACTAGATTAATCTTAATGAACTATCAAACCTTAAGAACTATTATAGCTCAAAGACAAAATCATAGATTACCACAATGGAGAATGTTTATTAAAAAAATGAAAGAACAAGTTAAGTATAAAGAGTTATTGGAAGGAGTAAATTATGAGTGAATTATTATTAGTATTTATTATTAGTTTTCTATTAGGTATATATAGTACAAGAATAGATATTAAAGTTAATACTTGGTTAAAAAATAGAAAGAATAAAATAGATGAACATGAAGGAGAAAGTGTATGATGGATTATAAAGTATTGGTGGACGAACCTTATTTAGTTATTAGTGATGATTATAGATTAGGACCTAACCCTAAATGGGGTGATGAAGAGTTCTACTTGGAAGATAATATTGGTAGAGGTATTCCTTTCACTTGGAAAGACTTAGATAAGTTAATTAAGGGTCTTAATAATTTAAAAGTAGTTAAAGAAGTTATTAAAGAATTGGGAGAAGATAGAGTTGAAAAAAGACTATTTAAGTATTTAAAAGAAAAATTAATTTAAAATAAAGCTTGACATTTGTGTAGAAGTATGTTATAATACTTCTATCTTTTAATTAAACAAGGAATATAAATATGAATAAAGTAATTGTAAGTGGTATGGTAGGAATTTTAGCTATGAGTAGTGCTCAAGCTTTTTGGGATTTCAGTGATAATCTAGAAGGTAAAGGTACTTTTGAGATGTCTATGAAGGTTGATAGTTTGTATGATACGGCTGCTGATTTAGAAAGTAATGGCTACTTTATGGAAGCAAATAAAATCTATCATAAAGAATATTTAAAAGCTAACCCTTATAGTATTGACTAATCTTAATATTATATAGACGATAAAAAAAACCCTTAAGG